ATATATTACCACTACTAGATGCGTCTGCAATAAATACATGTGTTATTGTATTGTTAGTCCCACCAGATGCTGGAAACTCAATATTAGCTGCATTGACTGCTGTTTGTGTGTCTGTTGAGTCTGAGCCTATTGTTGTCCAGTTCGCTGCAGTAACTTGTTGTCTTGCGTAGTTTGTAAAAGTTGCTTCAGTCACAGATCCAGTTTCTGCTGCACTTACTGCTGTTGCAAGTCCAACATAAATACTATCTCCAGGACTAGAAAAACTAAGAGAGTTATTCTTGAATATATAATGTAATATTCTTCTTTCTAGATAATTGGTTGCTGCATTTGCTGTTGCCATTTTCTACTCCTATGTCCTTTGAACTCTTGGTAATCCCTGCCTATAAGCATCTTCGTTTTCTCTTGCTTCTCCTAAATCTTTAAGTCTTTGTAAATAAAAAACATAATTTTTTTCATACTGTGCAATAACGTCTGGTTCACCTTTCATGTAATAATAAGCCTCTATTAGCGATCCGTAAAGCAAAGCAAATGGTGCATTTGTACTAAGCCAGGTTGTGCCACTATCTGCACCAGCAGTAAGGCTAGCGGGTCTATAATAATAATGTAATTCTAATGCATAATTGCTATCAGGTGTTGGTGCTACTATAAAATTGTCCGCATCAAATCTAGCGTAATATTTAGGAAGTCCAGTTGTTGATGAAGCTGGTGTGTATTCTCTTAAAAAATTTACATCTTTTTGTAATAAAAAACTTTCAGATCCAGATGTGGTTATTTGTAAAGAAAAAGATGCTAAATAGTCAGATGGAATTGTTAAATACTGATCTGATGATGTAAAAGAACTTGTAACATTTTTTCTAAAAATTTCTAAATCAACACCTTTAAATATTTTTTCTTCTGCTGCTTTAATAAAGTTTGATAGATTTGTTACAAAACTAGTTTCATTATTATCTGTATAATCTTGAATAGCTGTTTTTAATGTTGCAAGTGTAAAGCTCATTAATTTGTTATGGTAACAGGTCCTGCGGATGCAATGCCACCACCTCCCTTTTGCGTTAAAGTTGCAGTAACTCCTGCTGGAAAAGAATAATTATTTGTATCTATTTTTGTTATTGTAAATCCAGATGCAGAGTTTATTGTTGAAGCTGATATGCCACCAACATTTACAACATCTCTAAATCTAACAGTATCACTTGTAGATCTTCCGTGATTTGGTTCATTCACTGTTACAGTTGCAGAGCTGATAGTTGTTGAAAAAGCATTTAAAGGCAACAAATTTGGAACTGATGTTTCGGTTCTATCTGGTCTTGCATCTCTTATAGCTTCTGGATCAGGCCTTGTTCTAATAGGCTCTAATTGTGGGTGCTTTTCTTCATACTCGTCTTTGCCCACAATAGATCCATTCCATTCTTTTCTTGTGTCTTTCAAGCGATATCTGAATCCAGACCTATCTGAAATTCTATAAGCATGTTTACCGCTTGCAAATGCCATTAACCAACCCTATAATAATCCAACTTTGGAGCCACATTGAAAGCAGATCTATCTCTGTCTTCTGCCATAGCTCTTTCAAATTCTTCTTCATAAACAGTTTTTAACAATTGTATTCTATCTGGTGCTCTTTTCATAGCTATGTAATAAGCCAATCCAGCAGTCAAACATGGATAAAATCTAAAAGGTATTTCCATTGTATTTACTTGAGAGTCTGCATCTTGAATACGTGTCAAAGCATCATATACTATAACGTCTGTGCTATTTTCAGGTGTTGGGTAAAGTTTAAGGTTAGGAGTAATTTGCCTATCCAAAAAATATTGAGTAGGTCTACCTGTTGAAGTTTTGTTTGGCAAATTCAAAAAAGTATCTCTACTAATTCTTGTCATTGAAAAATCGGTATTACTTCTTCTAACAACTAATGATAATATATCAATTAAATCAGTTCCTAAACTATACTCTGAATCATTTTCAGTGACAGTTTGAGTTCTCTGCTCAATTGTCCATTGATTTAAGCCACGATTTGCCCACTCTGCTAACATAATGTTCATAGAACGCTTAGCTGTTTGCAAATCGTAACCAGTTCTAACTTCTAAACCACATCGCTCAAAAGCTTCTTCGATGTATTCCGCTACATCTAATTCAAAATCTGTTGAGCTTGATGTAGCCATTAAGCCTTACCACCTTTTTTCATTTTTTTAGCCATACCACCGCCACGCATTTTCTTTGGTTTTATAGCCATGCCACCACCTCTCATTTTTTTAACTTTGCCACCTTCCATCATTTTAGCAGCTTTAGCTAAGTCTTTTGACATAGCCATCATTTTCCTTGGACTCATTGCCATTTTAGTCTCCTGTAGTAGTTTTCACGTTGCTCATAAATGTCTTCGACATTATACTCATTATAATATTTATCATAATAACCAAGTTTCTTCAATTTATTTGCACTTTCTTGAAGCTTACTTAATCTTTGTACAAATATCAAAGCATATTCCTCACTAACAATTTCATCAAAAGAACCATCGTCAATAAGTTCATTTACGTCATCATCAGGGTGGAATCCCATTAACCAAATATCTCTTTGCTTAAAAAAACCCTTGCTTATTTTTTCATTTAAATCATTTAAATTGTTATGAAAATCTTCATTGTTTTGATAATTCATATCAACAATTATTATTAAGTCTTTGCTATCATTAAAATAATTTACTAGTGTATATATTAAATTATTATTTGATAAATTTTTAAAAGCAAAAGAAATTTTATCGTTAGCCCATGCACTTTTGGCAAAAGGACAAGAAGGTAAATTATTGTAATTTTTATTAGGTATTTCTAATGCATGTTGTGACCACAAACGTATTTCTTCACAGATTTTGTCTTCAACATTTATGTATTCATCCATTATTTTTTCTTTTTTCGTCTAGCCGCCTCTACTCTTCTAGGCTTTCCAGCTGGTTGACCTAATCTTTTCTTTTGAGATATACGTTTTCTTTTTTCTGATGTTGTCATTTCTGAAGCAGTCTTAGGTGTTTTAGAAGATATGCGTTTACTGGGTCTGCAATAAGGTGTGCCACGCTTTTCTCCCTTTTTCCTACCACAAGCCTTGCCTGTCCTTACATCTTTCCAGTCCTCTTTAAACCATCTTTTAAGGGCTAAACCAGATTTTGTTTTACGAACAGCCATTATCTAAACTTTGTTACTTTTCTTCTATTTTCCATAACAATACCACAGCCTCTTGCAATATTAGGATTTTTTGATGGTCTTTTAACTTTACCTTTAGAAACATCCCCACCATTTGCCATTGTGATAACACCACCTTCTGCTTTTTTCTTAGCTTTTTTACCACCTTTTCCATAATTAGCCGCTCCTACCTTACGGCATTTAGCAATAGCTCCCGATGCATAAGCTGATGGAAAAACTCTATATCTAGCTTTTACTTTGTGATAACATGCGTCTTTTGGCATTTCTTAGTTCCTCTTTATAACATCTACAAGACCATTTTCTGTGACCACAGTCAATGCAGTATTTAACTGGACTTCCTTTTATTACCTCTCCCTTTTTTAGAGGCACAATGTGCTCTTTCAGAAAATCCTTTAGGTCGTTTGCAATTGATGCTCTTTTTTCTGACATTGCTCCACTTTCTTTTCTGGGGAGGTTTTGACACTTGACGTGAAATTTGTGACCTACCCATGACCATTTAAACCAACTTATGCAAAAAAGGTGTTACAACAATCAAAACAGCTAAACCCCAAACTTTAACGTCCAATCTATCAAGGCTTTTCTCTATTTTTTCATATCTTTTGTTACATTCAGATTCATGCTTTTCCAAAAGCTTTAGAACATCATCGGCTTTCATTTAACATTTCCACCTTCTTCTTGCTTGCCTTAAACGGCTATTAGGGTTTTTAGCTGCTTTTGGAAACTTTTTCATCTGACCAGCACTTCTGGCACAAAAAGATTTTCTTCTTTTAGCTGCTTTACTTCCTGCTTTTACTTTGCCAGTAACAGCAGTTTTTAATTTACTTCCTGGATTTTCACGTCTGTAACGTGCAACACCAGCTTTGGTCATTCCCGCACCACTTTTAGTGGAGCGGAAATACTTTTTAGTTTTTGGTGGTTGCTTGTCAGGCTTTCTAGCCATTAGTCATAACTCTTTCTAACTTGCATTATAATAGTGTAGCTATCTGCTGATGTATGACCAACTGTTGTGAACATAATGTCACCAGTTACACCAGAACTTGCTGGATTAGTTAATCCACCAAATGATGTATAATCGTGATGTCCACTTTGATTTTCGCCAAGCTCAATACAAAAGTCATCTGTTGAAGCATCAAACAAAACTTTAACTTTCATACCATTGCACTGCCACCAAATTTTTTCTATGGTTGCCCTAGTACAAGCTTCTCCTCTAACATTTGTTGCTAGAGCAGAAACATCAACTTTTTTTACTGCATCTTCACCTGATCCATCAGAGATGTTGGTAAACTTCAAGACAGCAGTTTGATGTCCATCAACCAAAGTTTGAGAGGTTACTGCATCAGCCATTTATACCTCCTATTATTGGTCAGCAAAAGTTGGAGCAGTTGCAGAAGTTACGTTTCCAAAAATTTGGTAATTAGTTGAATCTTTACCTACAATAGTGACATCAATTGCTTGTGGAACATTTATTTGAAATTTACTATTGGAGTTTCCGTCAGAAAACACAGAACTAATTGCATTATCTGAATCAAGAAAAGCAACACCACCAATGAAAAAATTTGTATTACCAGGGGTAACAATGATAGCATCTGTTGCATCAGCGGCTCCACCAGCATAAACAAATCTGAATACTGATCCAGCTATTGGTGCTGGAAGTGTATATGTGTTGTCTTGAGTTCCATCTGGTACAAGTAAAATTCTACCACTATGAGTAGCATTGTCTAAAGTTTGATCCGCATCATCTAAGCTTACTGGTGCTCCACCAAGAGTTGTTACCTCTGTAATAGTTCCAGTAGTAGCATTTTTGCTAATAGTCTTGATTGTGCTTTCAGATCTAATAGGACCTGAGAATGTTGAATTAGCCATATTAATCTCCTTGTCTTGGCTATTGTCGAAGTTAATTCTTCGTCAAGGTTTAGTTTATTATACACAAAAAAGGGCAGTATGTAACTGCCCTTCTGCGTAAATTACAATTTAGCTTAAGCTCCTGGTGAACCAAACATTGCACGAGGATCTGAGAAGCCGAAAGAGTATCTCTCTCTTGCTTTATATCTCATGTTTCCTGTGTCAAAATCTGGATCCATCGCAGTTGCCATTGGCATTCTTTCGAAATGCTTTAGACCATTTGGTGCATCTGTCTTAATGAAAAAAGCATCTGTGTCTGTTAGATAATCGTTGACAACGTAACCTTGAGGTAACATCCCCATGTTTCTGATTGCATTGACATCGTTATCAGCAGTCGCAGGTCTTAAGTTAGAAGCCATTAGTCTCTCTGCTACGAATTGTAGTTGTCTTGGGATGATCATCTTCATTCCTCTTAGAGCAATGATTAATCCTCTCTCGTCTACAAATCCAGCAATAGAAATTAGTGCATCTTCTAAAGAAGTTTCATTAAGGTCTGCTGCAGTTGTTGGCTCGTTAGCAAAAGTTCCACCACTTGTTAGTGGGTGATCTGTTGCTAATAAAGCTTTTCCGTCACCACCAGCTG